GCCGTCGCCGAAATTTATCATGGGTGGATCGGATGAGGAGAAGCTCGACCATCCAACGCAGAAACCTGTTGCGTTGATGGCGGCGCCCGATTCTGAATCACACCAAGCTTGGCGAACTGGTGTACGAACCGTTCCTTGGCAGCGGCACCACACTCGCTGCGGCTGAACTGACCGAGCGCGTATGCTTCGGACTGGAGCTCGATCCGAAGTACGTCGATGTCGTGGTCGAGCGATGGCAACGGCTCACGGGCCTGGAAGCAACGCTCGACGGCGATGGCCGGACGTTCGAACAGATGAAAGCCGAGCGTGTGGGGATCGCTGCATGAATCGCCCGCTGCCGCCGCGAGATCGCGGAAATAGAAGCGCTGATCCTGTCCGGGCATCCCGATCTGCCTGGGCTGTGCCTCGCGCTGTCGGACTGGTCGGCTGAGTTGAGGATTCTGAAAGCAGAACCGCCGCCGGATCGTTGAACCCGGCGGCGGCTTGGTGAGGCAGGTGGAAGGCTCTACTTGGCGACGCGGTATACGCGATCGCCGGCTTCGTTTTTCGAGGACTCGATATTGATGCTGTGCTTCTTGGCGGCGATGGAAATGAAACCCCTGACGCTGTGGGCCTGCCAGTCGGTGGCCTTCATAATCTCGGCAAGAGTAGCGCCCTTGGCCCGGGCGATCATGTCCAGGATCTTCGCGCCCTTGCTCTCGGCGCGGGGGGCGGCGGACTTGCGTTCGGGCTTGGCGGCTTTCTTCGCGGCCTTGGCTGCCTTCTTCGGCGCGGCGGCTTTGGCTTTGGCACCCTTGGCGGTTTGCTGGCCCTTGGGCGCACCCTTCTTCTGGGTGGCAGCCTTCTTCGAGGCGGCCTTCGCGGGCGCGACGGGCGCGCCCTGTTCCGCAACGGCGGCGGTTTGGGTGGTTTCGGTAGCTTCGTGGTTCTTCATGGTGGTTATCCCTTTCTGTTCAATCGCTTGCGCGTCTCTGCGCACCACGATTCATCGCTCTGTTTGAAACGGAAAGCAAGGCAATTGTTCGTCTAATGGGCATCTCTTTAAGGGCTTACGCCAGGGCGCGCGGATGCAGCCTGACGGCTGTGCAGAAGGCCATCGCCAGCAAACGGATCACGCAGCTCCCGGATGGGAGCATCGATGCGGAGCGCGCCAACCGGGAGTGGACCATGAACACCTTCGCGGGCCAGACGATCCGTGAACGCGGTGCCGTACCGGAGCGGCTTCCACCGATGCACGAGTCCCCGGCTCCCACCGGCGATCCGGTCACTGCTTACTTGCGGGCCCGCGCGGTTAAGGAGAGTTTTCAGGCTCGGACGGCGGAACTGGATTACAAGGAGCGCGCCGGGAAGTTAATCGACGCGGCGCGGGCTTCCGAGTACGCGGCCACGTTTTCCGCGATCGTCAAGGACGGATTGATGGCCATGCCCGATCGCCTGGCTCCGATGCTGGCAGCTGTTGACGACGAGAAGACGATTCATCGAATGCTGGGAGCTGAGATTACCGCCTTGTTGCGGAAGGTCAGTAAGTCGGTCGCGGACGCGGGTCTTTGAAGATGCAGCCGTTCTCCATTCACGAAGTGGGCGCCGCGGCGATGCTGCCGCCTCGCGACATCACGGTCGCGAAGTGGGCTGACGAGAATCGTGTGCTCACCGGCGGGGCGGCTGCCGAACGAGGGCAGTGGCATACGCGTCCGTATCAGCGCGAGCCGATGGAGGTGCTCAGCCCAGCGCATCCGTGCCGGCAGGTGGTGCTGCTTTCGGCGGCGCAGCTTCTGAAGACCGAAGTGCTGCTGAACTTCATCGCCTTCATCGCTGATGTTGATCCCGGGCCGGTGCTAGTGGTCGAGCCGCGCGCGGAGGACGCGAAGGCGCTGTCTAAGGACCGCGTGGCTCCCATGTTCCGCGCCACGCCGGCTTTGCGCGGGAAGATCGCGCCGGCGAAGTCGCGCGACTCGAATAACACCACCCTGCACAAAGTTCTCGCGAACGGCGAGGGACACATCACGTTCACTGGGGCGATCTCGCCATCCGGTCTTGCGATGCGGCCGATCCGGTATGCGTTGCTCGACGAGATCGATCGTTATCCGGCGAGCGCAGGCACGGAGGGCGATCCGGTATCGCTGGCCATCCAACGCACCTCCGAGTTCGCGCACAACAAGAAGATTGTCATGGCGTCGACGCCGACGATCAAGGGCATCAGCCGGATCGAACTGGCGTGGCTTGAAAGCGATCAGCGCGATTACTTTGTGCCGTGCCCGAAGTGCGGTGAGTTTCAGGTGCTGGTGCTGGGCGACGGCACTGGGCCGGGACTTGTCTGGCCAGAGGGGAAACCGGACGAAGCGGCGTATCGCTGCGCCGGATGCCATGAGCTGGTCCCGAACTATGAGAAAGCGCGAATGGTCGAGAGCGGCGAGTATCGCGCGCAGAATCCTTCATCGCCGATTCCGGGATTCCGTGTCTCGCAGTTGATCTCACCCAAGCGGAGTTGGGGATCGATCGCGGTGGAGTTCCTCGCGGCGAAGAAGTCGCCGGAGACGCTCAAGGCGTTCGTGAACACGGTGCTCGCAGAACTGTGGGAGGAGAAGCATGAGACTCCAATGGACGAGCGCGCATTGTGGAACCGATGCGAGCCCTTCGAGTCCGAGGCACCGGATGGTGCGGCGCTGATCACCGCCGGAGTGGACGTACAGGCCGACCGGCTCGAGGTGGAGATCGTGGGATGGGGTCGCGACGAGGAATCGTGGTCGATCGCCTATCACGTGATCCCCGGCGACATCATGCGTAACGAGGTGTGGGATCACCTGGAGGGCCTGCTCACTTCCGAGTGCATGCACGAGTCCGGCCTGGGCATGCGCGTGGTTGCGGTGGCGATCGATTGCGGATTCAAGGACGCGCTGGTGCTGCGGTTTACGCGAGACCGTTATGCGCGCCGCGTGTACGCCGTGAAAGGGCGGCCAGGCCAGACTCCGATCTGGCCCCGTAAGCCGAGCCGGAAGAATCAGACGCCGTTCTTCATGGTCGGGGTCGACGCCGCGAAGACGGCGATTTATGACCGGCTGAAGATCCAGGAGCCGGGACCGGGGTTCTGCCATTTTCCACTCGGGCGCGAGTTGGAGTACTTCGAGCAGTTGACGGCGGAGAAGAAATTCACGCGCTATCACAACGGCTTCCCGAAACAGGAATGGAAGAAGGCCGCTGGCGCGAGGAATGAAGCGCTGGACTGTCGGGTGTACGCATACGCCGCGCTGTATGCGCTGTATGCGAGCGGCCTACGCCTCCGTGCGCACTGCGACAAGTTCGCGCAAATGGCGAATGGCCGACGCTCTGAGTCGAAGACGATGATGCCGCAGCATGAGCAACGTCCGCAGCCGCCGACCGAAAGCGTGCCGCCTGCGCTTATGGAGCGGACGGCGCCCGAGCCGTGGGTCCCACGGAGGAACTGGTTCTGATGGCGCTCACCACCCTGACCGTCGCGCAACTGACGTCGAACTTGAACGCGCTGTACATGGCGCTGGGAAACCCGACGCTGCGAGCGCGTTTTCCAGACGGACGCGAGGTGCAGTATCGGACCGTTGACGATATTCGGAAGGCCATCGCGGAGACCGAGGACGCCATCCGGGAGGCCAGCGCGCAGAAGACCAGCAAATCGACGCTCGCGGAACACCGGCGCGGGGACGGTCCGTACGTGGCGGGGTTCGCGCCGTGGGAGCAGCGGTGATGGGTCAAACATCGCCGACTGTCCGCTCATCTCCTGACAACTCACGGTTTGCTGGGGAGTAAATAGGGGACGCTAGATGCGATAAAGAAGAACCCCACCGTGATCCAAATCCATTTGCGAGGCCACATCAGAATCAATTCCACACCCACAACAATCATCAAAGCCGTCACTTGAAACATCGAGTTCATGAGAATTTGGCCCAGGCTTTTTCCAGAAAACTCAACCTGCGATAAACCGCCCACGACCGCAATGAATATCAACGCACCGCCAATATAGGGAGCGATGGTCCGAGGCTTCTTAGCGCTCGCGTCGGCCTGGGCCGGAGGCGGAGCCCCTTTGCAATTCGGACAAGCACCGTCAACCCCCATCCAAACTTGTTGTTGGCACTTAGGGCAGACCTGGACTGGCATAATCACCAATCTTAATCCATCGTGGCGTGCTTTGCGCTGCGATTGGTCAACCGCTGAGGTGGTCACTTTGCCCTCGCCCTGGACGAGCAGCGATTCAATTTGCGATCGGGTGGCTCGGGTCGCCGAACTCGGCGCGCTGCTCAACTGCTCTGCTTTGGCGGGGATCTTGGCTGATCGCGGAACGAATCCAAGGGCTTTCTTCTCTGGCCATGATGCTACCGCGATGTCCATCAAGTAGCCGCAACCAATGCGAATCAATCCATCGGTAATCCAGTGCGACTGCGGGTCGCCGGTGCTCGTGCTGAACGAGCAGGGTCTGTTCACCTGCTCGAATCCGCAGTGCGTGAACTTCGAGAAGGTGTTTAAGCCGGTCGAGGTGAAGGCGACTCGATCGCAGAAGACGTATCGGGAAACAGTGTACACGGCAACCGAATGAACGTTCTCGATCGCGCCATCAACTTCGTTGCGCCCCGGCACGGCTGCGGCGGACGCAGGCGCGGATGGCGCTGGAGTTGACCCAGGGTTACCTCGAGCGGCACGCGTCGCGCTTCTCTTATGACGGGGCGAGCGCGGGGCGGCGTGCTTACGGCTGGTACGCTCCGTCGAGCGACGCGAACGTCGAGTTGATGGGGTCGCTGGTGTGGCTCCGAAACCGGAGCCGCGATCTCATTCGAAATAATCCGTATGCGTCGAAGGCGATCGAGGAGTTGGCCGGCAATACGGTCGGGACCGGCATCGTGCCTCAGGCGAAGACGGGCGACCCGAGCCTTGACCGGATCATCGATGCCGAGTGGCCGTACTTCGTGGAGAACTGCGATACGCCGCAGCGGCTGGACTTTTATGGGATGCAGTCTCTGATCATGCGCACTGCCGCCGAGAGCGGAGAAGCGATCCTGCGGGTCCGGCCGCGTCTGGCAAAGGACAATCTACGCGTGCCGCTTCAGCTTCAGATCCTGGAAGCCGACTTCCTCGATCAGACCAAGACCATGGGCACGGTCAACGGCCACATCATGCAGGGGGTCGAGTTCGATCTGCTTGGTCGGCGGTCGGCATATTGGCTCTACACGTATCATCCCGGCGGTGTTCTGATTCTGAATCCACGCGGCGGCATTCTGAGCCAGCCGATTCCCGCCGAGCAGGTGCTGCACACGTATCGTGTGCTGCGGCTCGGCCAGGTGCGCGGCATTCCATGGCTGCATCCGGTGATGATGGCGCTGCGCGATCTCGATGACTACGCCGACGCGGAGCGGGTGCGCAAGAAGATCGAAGCCTGCGTGGTGGCTATGGTCACCCAGCCGGAGGGGATCGATGGCTCGACGTTGGGCATTCAGGGGAAAGATCCGCTCACGCGCAACCCGGTCGAGTCGTTTCAGCCGGGCATGACCGCGTACTTGAAGCCGGGCGAGGATGTGAAGTTCAACAATCCTCCTGTGGCGGGCGGCTATCGCGAATACAAGATGACGGAGCTGCAGGGGATCGCGGCGGGCCTGGGCATTCCTTACGAGATGCTGGCGGGCGATCTCTCGCTGGTTAACTATTCGAGTTGGCGCGGCGGGCAGTTGGGGTTCCGCAACACCATCGAGGGATATCGCTGGCTGACTCTGATTCCGATGTTCTGCATGCCGGTTCGAC